GCGCTCGCAGCGGAGGAGGGCGACCGCCTGTTCTATGCCGCGTGGAACAACCCGGAGGGCACTGCGCCGGGTGACCGTGAGGCGTGGTACCGGGCGAACCCGTCTCTTGGCCTGGGGCGGATGACGGAGACGTCGCTGCTGGCGAATCTTCGGCTGATGGATGAGGCCGAGTTTCTCCGCGAGCATCTCGGTGTCCCCGATGAACCGCCCGACGTGTCGGCTGTCGTGGATCCCGACGTCTGGTCGGCGATGGTCGACACGAAGTCTGCGATCGCCTCGCGGGCCTGTCTGTCGTTCGACATGTCGCCGGATCGCAACTGGGCGGCGTTCGGTGCCGCCGGCCGACGTGCCGATGGTCGCGTGCACCTGGAGGTCGTGGATCGCCGTCCGGGCACGGAATGGGTGCTCGCAAGGGCGCAGGAGCTTTCGGAGCTCTACGGGCCACTGAGGGTCCAATCAGGCTCTCCTGCGGCGGCGATGCTGTCGAAGCTGCGCGAGGTCGGCCTCGAGGTGATCGAGGTCTCCAAGGCCGAGCACGCCCAGGCGGTCGGTCAGTTCCTCGACGACGCCCGCGCCGGCGCCCTGCGCCACCTCGGTCAGCTGTCGCTGGATTCGTCGTTGCGTGCCGCCGTGCTGCAGGTCTCCGGTGACGTCGAAGTGTGGGGCCGGCGCTCGTCGCGGGCCGATATCTGCGCCCTGGTGGCCGTGACCCTGGCGCTCGGCGGGGTGCCGCTCGAGCAAGAGGCGATGCCGGCGATCTACTGAGGAGGCCGCGTTGACGTTCTGGAGCTGGTGGCGCGGCGAGACGCCGAACTACGCGGGGGAGATCCCCAACGCCAACCCGCCGGGGTCGGTGGGGCCAAACGGCTACCACCCGGGCGACCCCAACGGCGTCACCGTCGACGGGACCGAGACGTTCTCGCGGGCCATGCCGACCTGGTCGCCGTCGCCGTGGTCCGGGTGGCCGGCCGACTGGTCGACGCCGAACTTCGGTGCCGGGGCCGGCTTCGGGCAGTTGGTCGACACGGCATGGAACGGGCTGGACCTGAACTCGTCGGTGATCGCCGCCATGCCGGTGTACCGCACGGTCGGCGGCGAGATCGCTACGCCGCCGTCGTGGATGACGAACCCCGACCCGAACATCTACTCGTCGTGGTACGAGTTCGCCAAGCAGCTGTTCTGGGAGTTCATGCTCGGCGAGGCGTTCGTCCTGCCGTTCGAGCGGTACACCAACGGCTACCCGCGCACGATGCGGGTGATCCCCGCGGCGTACGTCACCGTCGACATGGACAGCGGCTTCCGCACGTACCGCATCGGCCAGCAGGACGTGACCGCCGAGATCCTGCACATCCGCTACCAGTCGACGACGACGACCCCGCACGGTGTCGGCCCGCTGGCCGCGGCGGGGGCCCGGATGGTGACCGCCGGGGTGATGTCCCGCCACGTCGACGAGGTGATCTCCTCGGGTGGCACGCCGCGCTACGTGATCGAGGTCGAGCGGGCGTTGACCAGGCCGCAGGCCGAGGACGTCCTCGAGCAGTGGCTGATCTCCCGGGCCGGTTCGCTGGGCGCCCCGGCGATCATGTCGGGGGGCACGAAGTTGGCCTCGGTGCAGCAGATGTCACCGAAGGATCTGGCGCTGCTCGAGCTCGCCCAGTGGAACGAGTCGCGGATCGCCATCGCTCTCGGCGTGCCGCCGTTCCTGCTCGGTCTGCCCTCGGGTGGCGACTCGTTGACCTACACGAACGTCTCCAGCCTGTTCGACTTCCACGACCGGGCGTCGATCCGCCCGAAGGTCACGGCGGTGATGTCGGCGCTGTCGAACTGGGCCCTGCCCCGCGGGCAGTGCGCCGAGTTGAACCGTGACGAGTACACCCGCCCGGCGTTCGCCGAGCGGGCCACGGCGTACAAGACGCTGTGGGAGATCGGGGCGCTGACGACCGATGAGATCCGATCGATGGAGCGGCTGCACGGCGAGTCGTCGGCAACGGCGTTGACAGGAGGCGATCTCGGTGCAAGTTGAGTTCCGCAAGGCAATGACCGGCGCGGTCGATTTCAAGGAACGAACGATCGAAGTCCGGGTGATCCCCTACGACGAAGAGATCGACGTCGACTTCCAGGGCAAGACCATCCGCGAACGGGTCGATCCGGGGGCAATGGCCGGAATCGACCCGAACAAGGCCCGGATCACGGTGAATCGGGACCACGATTACGGGCGCACGGTCGGCAAGATCATCGAGCTCCGCGAGGAGCCGAGCGGCTCGGTCGGGGTGACGAAGATCTCCAACACCCTGCTCGGCGACGAGACGTTGCAGCTCGCCGACGACCGGGTGCTCGGCGCCTCGGTGGGGATGATGGTCGCCCGTTCGGGGATGGAAGTCCGTGGCGGGCTGCGGCGCATCTTCCGCGTCGACGTCCTCGACCACATCGCCTTGCTGCCCAACCCGGCGTACGCCGGTGCCGAGGTGCTCGACGTCCGCCAGGCCGCCCCGTCTCCGGATGTGGCGATGCCGAACTTAGAAGAACTCCTGTCGTTGGACGGGATGTACGACCTCCTCCGAGGCCGGTCAACGCGCTATGGCGCAGGAAAGGAAACGTAATGGCTGACTATGGCCACCAGTCCGACGCCATGATTGAGCGGCTCGAGCGAGACCTGGAGGAGCGCAACGCGTTCATTCAGGGGACGATCGCCGCCGCCCAAGAGCGCGGCCGCGACATCACCGACAACGAGAAGGAACTGATCCAGTCGGCCAAGGCCCGCGTCGATACGGTGCGCGCCCAGCTGGACATGCTGTGGGACGTCCGCAAGTCGACGACCGACGCCCGCAACAAGGTCAACGAGACCTATGCGGAGATGGCGATCCTGCGCCGCAACATCGACAACGGGCCGGTCGACTACCCGTCGGCGGGGGCGTACATCCTCGACGTCTATTCGGCGGGGATCGGTGACCGCCCGGCCAAGGAGCGGCTGGACACGTTCTTCCGTACCGCCGCCCACCAGAAGACGTCGGACAACCTCGGCATCATCCCCGATCCGATCGTCGGGCCGGTCCTCAACTTCATCGACCAGGCCCGGCCGCTGGTCACCTTCGACGGTCCGCAGAACATGCCCGCGGCGACGTTCTACCGGCCGAAGGTCACCCAGCACACCACGGTTGCCAAGCAGGGCTCCGGCGGTCTGCCCGCCGATGAGAAGTCGGAGCTCAGCTCGCAGAAGATGACGATCACCCGGATCACGGGCACCGCGGTCACTTATGGCGGGTACGTCAACGTTTCGCGACAAAATATGGACTTTTCGAGCCCATTGGCGATGGACACGGTGATCAACGACCTCGCCGCCCAATATGCGATTGCCACCGAGGCGGCTTTCGGGGCGCTGTTGATCGCCTCGGCGAACACCGTGGAACTGGCCCCGGTGGCGACCGGCACCAACCCGTCCGCCACCGAAGCCACCGCCGCCCTGTGGGCCGCGGTGGCCGCCGTGTACACGGCGTGCAAGGGCCAGGGCCGTGTCGCCCTGGCAGTCTCGCCGGGCAAGCTCAGCGCCTGGGCGGCGCTGTTCGCCCCGGTCAACCCGACCAACGCACAGTCGACCGGCTTCCGCGCCGGGGACTTCGGCCAGGGCGTCATCGGCTCGATCTCCGGCATCCCGGTGATCATGTCGGCGGGCATCGCCGGGGCAGCCACCGACTTCGGGGTCGTGTTCTCCACGGCGGCGATCGAGGCGTACGAGCAGCGGATCGGGTCGCTGCAGGCCGTCGAGCCGTCGGTGCTCGGCGTGCAGGTCGCCTACGCCGGCTACTTCACGCCGCTCGTCGTCGAGTCCGGCGGCATCCAGCGGATCACGAACGTCACCTGACATGCACGTCTACCCGGACGGCTCCGTAACGGGCTCCGTGGATGTCGCGGAGCTCGAAGAGATCCACAAGGCGCAGAAGGCGGCGGGCAAGCGACGCACCGCCGCCGTCGGGGTCGTCGAGACGCTCGCCGAGTTCAACGAGCGCCTCGAGTCCGACCCCGACGCGGAGGCGGCCGAGACGCCGCCGAAGTCGCCGGCCAAGACCACGAAGGAGAAGTGAGATGGCAACGTCCACGTCGAAAGAGGACTACATGGGGCGCAAACTGGCGAATGCCACGCCGGG